GAAAGGATGCCTTCCATGCGGCGAGAGTGATGGACGCGGCGGGGAGGGATACGCCGGCCTGGATCGTGGTCGTCTCGTCCGCGAACGCGACAGAGGCGCGCCAGTGGGTCGTGCAGTCCCAGACATAGGAGCGGTTGTGAACCTTCTCCGTCCAGGTGACGGTGTTGACCTGCTCGATGCCGACCGAGCCGGCCTTGTTGAAGTGTCTGACCTCGACCTCGACGCGGTGGCCGATGCCGTCTCCGTGGCGGACGCCAATCGCCCCGGCGCCTGCGTTGGTCCCGTCGATGGTCAGTCCGATGATCCCGCCCCCGATGAGTGCGTTCTCGTCAGGCACGGCGTAGGTGCCGTGGACGAACCACGAGTGGAAGATGCGGAAGGCGCGTCCTGAGCCGCGGTAGTCGATGATGGTGGAGCCCCAGCCTTGACCGGCCACGATCACCTTGGGGCCGGAGTTGTCAGTCTCCGTGGCGGTGCCGAGGCGGTAGGTGCCGACGCCGAACACGACGCGGCCCTGTGGGTAGCCGGTCACAGGGTCGACGGGCAGTGATGCGAGGGCGGCGTTGAACGCGGCGGTCGAGTCGGCCACACCGGTTGGGTCGCCCCCGTGGGCGTCGACGTAGGCGACCCCGGCCCGTGCGGCTTTCTCGGTGTCGAGCTCGTCGAGGGCGGCCTCGACGTCGGTGGCGGCGAGGTTGGCGGACCCGGCGTAGGAGATCGCGGAGGCGTCGTGGGCGTCGGTGGGGTCGGCCAGGTGGCTTGCCAGCGACCCGAGGTAGGTGGCGGGGTCGGTGATCGGGTCGTCGCCCAGCAGTGACCCGAGGGAGAAGCCGGCGCCGGCGGGGACGGCGATGCCGGGCAGGTCTGCGAGGACCCGGCCGCGGCAGGTGAGGCGCAGGCTGTAGGTCCAGCCGGTCGGGCTGGTTGCGATGTCGGTCGGCACGAGCGCGAGGGACCCGGAGCCGGTGAACGTGACCGTAGGCGGCGAGGTGCGGGACATGATCGTCACGCCGTCCTCGTCGACGACGACGGGCACCGACGGGATGACCACCAGGGTGGCCTTGCTGTCGGCGCGGCCGAAGTCGGCGAGGTCGACGGTGAGGGTGGTCAGGGCCGTCACGTCAGTCCTCGAACTTCCCGACCAGCGGGGTAGTTTCGGCGGGGGCGCGGGTCACGTTGGCGGCTGCCAGCACGTTGACGAGGGCGACGCACCCAGCCAGGAGCTTGGCCTCCGCCTCTCCCCACCACGGGTACCCCTTGTCGGTCAGGTAGGTGCCGATCAGCACGGCGACCGCAGAGGCCACGTAGAGGGCGAACCTGACCCGCGGGGGGATCGTGATCGTGGGCATCACTTCACCTTGCCCCTCTTGTAGGAGATGCGGTCACGTAGCGACCGGATGCGGGCGCGGAGCCCCTTGACCCGCTCGAGCAGCCGCTCGTCACGGACAGCGGCCGCGTAGTCGAAGGTGACGGGCGGGGTAGGCCGGTACGTGTTGGGGTCGCGCTGCTTGTTGGCGAGCCCGTTGAGGCCGGCCAAGTAGTCGACGACCTGCTGTGCTGCGGCCGGGGAGAGCTTCTCGTTGCCCGCCAGTACGGCGTGAATGTGCTCGCCCCACAGGTCGGGGATCGCAGGGCGGAACCAGGCGGCGAACCCCAGATCCCGCAGCACCCGCACCTTGCGGGCGTGGTCGTACGGGGCGAGGTCGACGACGCCGCCGCCGTCGTGGGTGCCAGCCGATGCGCCGACGCCGCCCGCGTTGTAGGAGCCCTGAACGATGGTCAGCTCGTAGCCGAGCCGTGACTCCGCGATCTTCAACGCAGCCTCGGTCATCCGGTCCACGGTCTTGCCGCGGAACGTCACACGCTCGTACGGGTCGGGGATCGGTGTCGGCACGGGTGCTCCCTTCATGTTCAGGTCGGCCACCAGCCACTTGTGGTCACAGCCGGGCGGCGGCCCCACGGTCTGCATCGGGGCGGCCAGGGTGATGCTGCGGGCGTCGGTGGCGAGGTGGTCGACACGATGCGCACGGAACGCCAGCCCCAGGTCCGTGAATACCGCTTTGGGTGACCACTTCCACCCCGGGGTCCGCTCGAGCCAGTTGCCGTCCCCGCCCACGACAACCGCGAACCCGGCCTCCTGCGCGGCCTCGATGCGCCGGGCCAGGACACCCATACCCAGCGCGTACTGCCGGGCGCCCTTGGTCCGCTTGGGGCGACCCGTGACCCGGTTCTGGACATTCGCGTGGCCGTGCCACGACAGCAGATACCAACGTCTGCCCTCGTTGTCGACGACCCGCACCTCGGTCGCGTACCGGTCGGGCTGCACCGGTGTGCCGCCCGACTCGCACACCTTGAACGTCTCGGCCCGCAGCACCGTCACATCCCGGGAGGTGACCACGATGCACTCGCCGCGGGACCTGTCCGTGGACGTCGACCCGGACACGCGGCCCAGCGGAGCCAGGAGCTTGTGGAACGCCTGCGCCTCACACGCGAGGACCACCCAACCCGCGGACGGCAGGAGGTCGCGTAGTGCTGCGACTGTCTCTGGTTTGCGGCCGTTGCCGCCGGAGTGAAGGTTGGCGACCACTACCCGCATCAGATGCTCCCCCGTCGTTCCGCGTCGAGGATGTAGGACCAGAGGCGATGCACCTCAGCGGTGGACCAGGCGCCGTGCTCGTCAACCCACTGCTGCACGCCGTCGAGGGCTTCGCGCTGCTGGCTGATCTGCTCGTTGAGGTGGCGGAGCTCGGTCGCGACCTCGGAGAGCTTGTCGGGGATCGTCGGCGGCTGGGACTTGTTGCCGTTGACGGTGGTGGCCCGGTGGGTCTCGGCAGTCAGGGCCAGGACGGCGTCGACCTTGCGGTACACCATCCAGGTGCCGCGGACCAGGGCGCCGGTGGCGGCGACGATCGACAGGACCAGCAGGGTCGTCTCGAGCTGGTCGGCGGCCAGCGGCATCAACGGCTAGGCCGCCTCGTAGGAGAACGCCACGCTGATCACGTCGCCGGTGGCGGGGGCGACCGGCGCGGTAGCCGTCCAGCGGGCGTTGTTCAGCACCAGGATCATCTGGCCCGCGTTGCTCGCGTTCCGCAGCGCCGTGCCGTCGTAGTAGCCGCCCGATGCGTCCGAGAAGCCGGCCGACCCGACCGCGACCAGCCCGGAGGCGGCAGCGGACACGGGGAGGCTCAGCGAGTAGGACCCGGTACCCACGTTGGTGGTGCCGCCGATGGTCAGTTCGAGACGGCCGATGACGAGCTTGCCGGCCGACATGTAGAACCCGCCGAGGGTGCCGTTGCCGATGGTGGGTGCGGTACCCGAGGACGTCCATGTGGGGCTGTAGGAGCCCCAGGCGTCACCGATGGCCTTGAAGTTGTCCCGTACGTGGGTGTTGAAGTTGGCCGCTGTGGGCACCTCGCCTGATACCCATGTCCGGGGGGAAGTCCATGCCACAGCCGCGTCCTCTCATCCTGCCAAGTAGTAGACGTCATTGAGCTTCCCGCGGGTGGCGTCGGCGAGCTTGAACGTGCCGAGCCACGGGGCGGCGCGAGTGACGTTGAACGTCAGGTGATGGGACTCCAGCCCAAACGACTCCGAATAGCCTTCGATGAAGAACTCGATGGACGACGCTGGGGCCTGCGCCGGCCAGTTGGCGACCGTCACCAGCGAGCCAACGTCCAGGCCGAGGACGGCGGAGAGCTTCGCCGTGTCCAGCTGTGCCAGGTTGATTACGCCCAGGTCGGTGGCGCGGGTGAGCGGGTCGGCGAACATTGCCAGCTCCCACGAGGCCCGCGAGTAGGCGACGCCCTCGAGCTCGGTGGCCATCTCCATGCTGAGTGTCTGGGTGCCGTAGGCGTCCCGGGAGGTTTGGTCGGTGAGGTGGATGGTGCCGCCCACGAATGCGGCGGTGACGTCGTTGACCAGTCCGGCCTTGTCGTGGCGGAGCCCGGCCGTCTCTATCTCCTGGTCGTTGAAAGACAGGGTAACGGCGGAGGTTGCGGTGTAGCGGGAGGACCGGGGTCGGAAGGAGAGCGCCCCGCCGTGGGCGTCGAACAGGACGCCGCCCTCGGTGGCCTCGATCTTCCGCATCACTTCGACGATGGCGGAGTCGGTGGTGTCGATGTTGGCGATGGGCTCCGATGCGGGGGCCATGTCGACCTGCTCTATGCCGACGTAGGTGGTGATCCGCAGTAGCCGCTCGTCCGCGGTCTCGGTGTTGTAGCCGTTGAGTGCCGCGTCCGCGTGGTTGAGGATCTGCGCAGTGGTCAGCGCCGAGTCGAAGATGGCCAAGTGTGCATGTGCAGCCGATGCCGCGACTTCGGTGCCACCTCCGGTGACCTGCGTCGCCGTGATCATGTAGGGGCCACCCGTCCACGAGGTGCCGGCGTTCGTGTCCGACGCCACCGACACACCGTCCACGTAGACGGTGATCGTGTTGCTCGACTTCTTGGCGGTGATCCAGTGCGGGGCGCCGTCGTTCAGGTCGACCAGCGGATAGTCGGCCGCCGAGATGGAGGCAGCCGCGGAGGCATCGTAGAAGGTGGCCCCGACCGTTCCGCCGAACACGGTCAGGTAGAAGTAGTCATCCGTGGTGGTGTCGCGCAGGTACAGCCACGTGTCGGTATCCGCCGCCAGTGACGTGAATAGGAACGACACCGTGAACGACGACGCGACCGCCACGCTCTCAGTGGAGCTCAGCGTTGCACCATAGCCGACGGCACGCACCGCGGTGCCCTCGTCGGTCAGTGCCCCGTGCTCGTCACCGAACGTGACCGGGATGCGGCCACGGGACCGCAGTGCCACCGTCGACGGCACCATGCTGTATGCCACCAGTGAACCCTCGGGCTCACCCAACGGGAAGTACAGGATGGGACTGTCATCCATGATCTCCGTCGACAGCACAGACTGCATGGACGTGTTGTTGCCCAAGGTGGCGAGCTGTGACGACGCCGATACTGAGGTGGTCGCGTAGTTGGACACCGCGTCCGGCCACGTCGTGTTCCATGCGTCGACGTAGCCCTGGAACCTGATCCGGTCGGCCGGCGCCGACGTCGTGAACGTCGCGGCCGTGCTGCCCTCGTTGACCATCACCGCGTCAACCCATACCTGCTGTCCGGCGGTGGCGGCCGCCGACACGACCCCGATGTAGACGGCGCCCACGAACGACGCCGTGAACGTCACCGACAGTCGAACCCATGAGCCTTTCGTGGAGGTGTAGGCGGAATAGCCGAGGAACAGGGCGTCCAGTCTCACGTCGGGCGAGCCCACGGGCACGTAGACGTAGGCGGAGGCCGTGTAGGTGCGGCCCACCACCATGTCATCGACTGGGGCCGCCGCACATGACCCGGATGCGTGGGTGGCCCAGGTGACCAGCACCGACTTGGTGCCGTGCTGTGCTCGTGTCGCCGACTGTGCCACTGAGGACGGCAACGTGGGGTACAGGCCGAGTCCGGTGGTGCCCGCCCAGTCACCGACCGATGTTTCCACGCTCGCGTTGTTTGCCGTCATCATGTTCCCGACCGTGTCGGACGGGTATCGGGCGATGACCCTGATCGGTCGGCCCACTTGGACGTTGGGGTAGTAGGCGCCGGAGGCGTAGCCGGGGGTGAACCGGCCGTCGGAGTTGTCCAGGGTGAGGCTGAGACTGTTCGCGTCGCAGGTGCCGCGCTCGTCCGCTCGGCCGCCTGTGATGTCCACGCCTGCCGACAACTCCACGTAGGGGGAGACGTCGGTCCAGATACGACTGGCGATGGGGGTGGAGTAGTCGGAGTTGAACGCCACCTCTACCTGTAGGTCCGGGCTGTAAGCAGAGGTGGGCATCAGGCGAGCCCGAGGCTGGTGCCGGTGGTGCGCTTGCGACGCAGCAGGATGGTCTGGATCTGTCGGGCGACCGCGTCGGGGTCGAGGGCACCGTTGACGATGATGGTCACGCCACCGCTGCCGCTAGACATGGCGCGCATCCTGCCCATCGACTCGCCGTGTGGGGTGACCCGGGAGCCGCGGGGGAGGTCGACCAGCTCGGGACCCTGTTCGCCGACGATGGCGAGACCACCCTTGTGGTAGGTGGTGCCGCTTGCAAGCCCGGGGATGTCGGGCATGTGGATGCTGGGCATGTGGATGCTGGAGATGGCGCTGATCAGGTCGTGGACCTTGTCGATGACCCACTGGATCGGTGCCAGCATCATGTTCATGTACGCCACGACCTTGTCCTTGGCGTACCCGAACGCGGACACGAGTGCATCCCGCACGGTGGAGCCGACAGAGCGAATCCTGTCGATGATGGTGGCGGCGCCGGCCTTGATGCGGTCCCAGTAGCGGATGATGACGGCGACCGCGATCCCGATAGGCCCGGTGAGGACGATGGCGATCTTCTTCCAGTTGGCTGCCAGCCAGTTCCACACGGCGACCGCAGCGGACTTGATCCACCCGAACGCGGCACGGGCAGCACCGGCGACCGCCCTGAACGCGCCATTCACGATGTTGCGGAACGTCTCGGACTTCTTGTAGGCGATGACGAGCCCGACCACCAGCGCGGCGATGGCGGCGATGACGAGCCCGATGGGGTTCGCGGCCAGGGCTGCGTTCAGCGCCCACTGCACCGCGGCGGCCACCTTCGTCACCGCGGCCCATGCCTTCGTCGCGGTCGCCACGGCACGCATCGCCACCGACGTGGCCCACAGGGCAGCCATGAGACCACCCAGGACCGCCACCAGCGACCCCACCAGCGTCGTGTGCTTCGACACCCAGCCGGCCATCTGAATGCCGATGTCCGTCAGCTTCTGCATCGCCGGGAGGACCGCCGTCCCGATCTGCTCCCCCAGCTCCGACATAGCGACCTTGAGCCGCTGCTGACGGCCCGCCACCGTGTCCGCTGCCGTCGCCGCGGCACCCTTGTAGGTGTCGGCGAGTTGGGCGGTGACCTGCTCCAGTGTCAGGGTCTCCCCGGCCGCGTTCTTAGTTTGCACGCCCAGCCGCTGGAGCCCGGAGAGGTTGCCGTTCTGCGCCTTCATGAGCGCCGTCGACACTGATTCGAGCGACTTGCCGGTGCCTGCCGACACGTTCATGGCCAGGGAGGCGAGATCCTGTGCCTTCGCCACATCGCCCGTCGCGGTGGCCAACCGGGCGAGCGCGGGCCTCAGCTCGTCGTCGGTGACACCGAGGGCCTTGCCCTGCGCGGTGATCCATTTCTCCGTGGACGCGATCTGGCCATCCGTGGCGCCGGCGGTGTTGCGCAGCGTGTTCGCCAGCTTGGCGGCTGCCTGCTCGTCCTCAGCCGCCATCTGGCTCATCTTGAACAGGGCCACGCCGCCCGCGACCGCACCCGCCACGAGGATCTTCCCGGCCGCCTGCCCCACCCGGTCCAGCCTGCCGCCGAGCTTCCCGAACTTCTGCTCCACCTTCGCAGCGGTCGAACCAGCAGACACATCCTTGCCCAGGAACTCGACAGTGATCCGCCGGTTACTACCCGCCACGGGATGCCTCCTCCTGCGCCTTGTGCATCTGGGTCAGGTACTCCGACACTTCACGCAACGTCATCGCGTCCACGTCCATCGGGGTGAGCCCGTAGAACTGGGTCAAGGCGGGCAGGCTCGACAAGAGCGCCCGCCTCAGCCTTCCGGGGGGTCGGCCCCCAGGTCGTCGTCCTCGGTATCAGCCAGGTCCACGTCCGCGTCGTAGCCGATCTCCCGCGCCACCGTCTCGAAATCCAGCAGCGCCTCGCCGTCGAGACGGCGGGCCAGCCACACGATCGCGGCCACGATGTCGATGTCCGGGTCCTTCGCCGCCGCCGTCATCAGACCGCGGAACGAGAACCCCGTCTCACGGCGCAGGTTCGCGGCGTCCATGCTGGACAGGTCACCCATCCGCACCTGGTAGCGGACCCCGTCGACCATGACGGCAATCCCCGCATCCAGTTCGGCCTTCCGCGCCTGCTCAGACGCCCGCGTCGTCCGCTTGGTCAACGTCGGCCGCTTCGTGTTGCTCACTAGTCAAGTCCCGCTCTCTTGATCAGGTCATCCAACGCGCTGCCGTACTCGTCCTCGATGCGCTCGGCGTCCCGGCGGATCGTCGGATACAGGAAGTACCCGGCCCCCTCACCGGACCCCCGCCACGGCTGGAACTGCATCGTCGTCGGCCTGCGCCGGCCACCGAACTCGGCGCCCGCAGCGAACGGATACCCGCCGCCACCCAGCGCCACACCAGCCCACCCGGCCCCCGCCGTGGGCTTCACCGACGGGGCAGCCTTCGCCGCCGTCGACCCCAGTGCGGACGCTGCCCCCCGTGCGTCCGTCGCCACGAACTTGGCCACCTCCCGGTTGGCCTTCCGCAGCTCCTTCTCCAGATCCTTGTCGAGGACGTGCAGCGCCCTCTGGAACTCCTCGAGCCCCTCGATGCTGATCCCGGTGGCGTCCGCCCCCAGCCGCTTGCGGGCCATGATGGTCAGGCGGTGGTGTCGGCGCTCTTGTAGACGATGGTCACGGCGGAGTTGGTGCCGTCGAACAGGCCGACACCGGACAGCTCCTGCTCGATGGCCTCCACGCCCTCGGAGGCGGCCTTCCATGCGTCGAACCGGGCGGCCGGGATGGACACCTGCAACGATGGGTAGATGGACGAGCCGAGCAGCGTCGGGCCCGTCCAGGTGGCGGTGATCGCAGCAAGCGCACCTGACGCGGTCGTCGACGCGGCCCGGTTGCGGTTCGCCACCGAATCGAAGTCGGCCTTGAGAGACCAGGTGATCTCGCGGCGGCCCGACAGGGGCTCCTTCTTCTGCGTGTTCCCGCGGAGCTGCCGCCGGTCCACGTCGTAGCCGTTGTTGCCGGACACGCTGAACTCGGTGACGTCGAACGAGGAGCCGCCGATGGTGATGCCGGCGCCCGCCCAGGACAGGTTCTCCATGCCGGTCGGGTACGACGCGGTGGCCAGGGCGGTGGCGGTAGTCGTCGCAGCGAAGTCGCAGCCCAGCTCGGCCATCAGGAACTCGTCGACGGAGTTGGACAGCGTCCACTCGGTGACCTTGCCGCCCATGAACGTCACCGCCTGGTTGGTGCCGGCCGGGGAGAACGGCCGGTTGACCTGCATGGTGAAGAAATCCCCGTACAGCTCCCCGACAGTGCCCGTGTGCGTGTAGACAGTCGTCTCCGCCGGCCCCGTGGTCGCCACGGCGCCGAGCATGTGGGTCAGCCACCAGCCGAAGCCCTTTGTGAGGACCGGCATCGTCACCGACCCGGCCGCACCCGAGAAGTACGGGGTGAAACGGTCGGAGCGCCGCACACCGTAGCCGCCCGTGCGCAGCGGGTCGCCCTCGGTGCGCCCGTATGTGTCCTCGATGTTCTCCGAGTCGTACTCGTAGAAGCGGTCGACCACGACACCTGTGCCGTAGGTGACTTCGGACTTGACGCCGAGCTGGAAGTCGAGCAGGCCCATGACTAGGACTCCTTCGTGGTGGTGGCGGCCTTCACGGGCGTGAAGTTGTCAGGCTGGTCGGCGAGATCCTTGGGGCCGTCGAACGTCTCGCCCTGCGCGACGACACGACCCGCCACCTCGATCTCGTCGTGGGGGCCGGTGTAGGTGAAACGCATCCCGTGGTCTCCTCAGGTGAGCCGCGCGGTCCACGCGACAGTGATGGTGCGGAGGGAAGCCATGCCGTTGTCGGTCTGGAAGTAGTCGGCCGCCCAGCGGGTGACGATGATCGACGACAGGCCGGTCACGCCCAGCTCGTTGTTCTTACGGTCAGCGATCCAATCCTCGATGTCGCCCTGCAGCTCGTCGGCACGCTCGTCGGCGTCCAACAGCGACCCGCCCGGCTTGTAGACCAGCACGTTGATCTCGAAGGTGCCGGACTCGTTGCGGTAGTTCCGTCCGGCCCGCAGCGACGCCGGCGGAGTGTCCCCAAAGGAGCGACCCGAGTAGACGTGCTCGAGGATCTGCGGGGAGAACGTGTAGCCGTAGGTGACCTCGCCGTCGACGGTGAGCGCAGCCTCGAGCCCGGTCATCACAGCGGAGCGGACGGCGACCCCGACGGAGCCCATGTCAGGCGAACCCGAACACGCCGAGCCGTTCGGCCCAGGCGTTGATGACAGCGTCCACTTCCGGGTAGCCGGTGGGATTCTTGGCGCCCGGCACGACGAACGAGATGGTGCCCTGCTCGGTCGACAGCGACGTGCGCCGGTCATCCATGAGCGACGAGGACATGGTGGAGACGAGGTAGGCGCGGGTGCCGCGGAGCGCCGCCTCCTTCACGTCCGCGGGCGGCTCGTCGCTGTACCCGTCCAACCACTCCACGTCGATGTTCTCCACGCCAGCCGGCCAGGTGCCGGGGGTGGTGGAGCCGGTGGCGTAGCGGCGGAGGATGCCGCCGCGGGCGGTGAACGTCTCGCCGGTGACCGCGGTACCGTCAACGGACACGGCGACGACGTCGCGGACGAACCCGGACGGCAGGACGACCTGCGTGGTGCCGGTGCCGTCGAGGACCGCCGTACGGGTGCGGGCGACGAACGAAGTCGCGCACTCGCGCTCGATGATGCCGACGATGTGGGCTGCGGCGGCCTCGCAGCGGTCCGTCGGGTACTTGACCGTGTCGGACATCTGCGGCATCGCCCGGAGCTCGGTCAGGCTGAAGTAGTCAGGCACCAGCCGCCTCCTTCACCTGTGTCTGGTACTTCTCTGCGGTCAGCAGCGTTGACTTGTGGTGTTTCACCTCTACCGCCGTGTTCACGTAGACGGGGAACCCGCACTGGCCGGCGCGTAGGCAGAACGTGAAGTCTTCACCGCACGGCCGCCCGAATAGCTCGGTCTCCTGAAACCAGGGGTAGACCTTGTTGAACTCCCGCGCCGCCATCGCCTCATACACGCTGCGGTGAACCAGGAGGGCCGCCGCGCCCGTCGCCGCCACCTGGAGCATCGTCGCCTCGGGGATCGGCCCCTGGTGCTTGACGGTGACGTAGGTGTCTTGCTCGGTGCGGGCGAGCTGGTAGATGGTGGGGAACAGGGCGTCGTCGTTGATCCCGTAGCAGAGGGCGCCGACGATGGGGGCCTTGTCCGGGGAGGCGTTGAACAGCAGGGCGTCGACGAGGTCCGGGTCAGGGAACATGTCGGAGTCCAGCCACAGCATCCACTCGGCGTCCGTGGACAGAAACCCCTCCACCGCCTCGTTGCGCGGCCCGGAGATGTTCGGCCCCGAATACTGGGTGACGAATCCGCGAATCCGCCGGCCGTTCGCCTCGTCGTAGTCGCGCATCTGGTGGGTCGCGTTGTGAAAGTACGTGGACACGGTGGTGGGTGCCACGGTCACCACGATCACGTCACCTCGTGGCTTGGCTGCGGTCGGCTTCCTGCGGTTGCTCACGGTTCTCCCCTGCTGACTTGTGGCCTCTGCTAGCCGGGGTTCGGGGCGGCCCCCACAGAGGGAGGGGCCGCCCCTAGCCGGTGGCTTAGACCGGCAGCCTGCCCGCGGTCAGAGCTTCAGCACCCTGAACGCGTTGGTGGCCACGACGTTCGCGCCGGTCCGCCAGTGCGCGACCCAGCCGCGCTGGCCGGTCGGGATGCCCGAGCCGTCCACCACGTTCGGGATGTATTCGATGGTGGTCCCGAGCCGGTCGTAGATGAGGTACTGGCTGAAGTCGCCGCACAGGAGGATGTTGCTGCCCGTGGTGACGGTCGACACGACCTGGCTGCCCTCGATGACCGGCAGGCCGAGCAGACGGGACGGCTGACCCGCCTCGATGCCCTCCTGCCAGTGCGAGGTCTGCCCGGTGACACCCTCACCCATCCGACGGATGATGTTCAGGGTGGCGTAGTTGGCCAGCCAGGTCGAGTTGCCCCGCCAACGCGGCTGAAGGGCGTTGACCACCTTGTACACGTCCGCGAGGGACGCGCTGGTGAACGTGCCACCCGTGGTCGGGCTGACGCGCGAGGTGGTGACAGCCGTGGTCGCGGTCACCACGCCGTACGGGGCGGTGGAGCCGGAGCCGACCGCGAACGCGTCCGCCTCCAGGGTGTCCTTCGCGTCCTGGATCAGCATCGGAAGCTGCGCCGCCAGGTTGGTGTCCTCGAACACCTCGTAGGACCCCAGCACGTACGCCGAGCCCAGGTAGGCGGTGACCGACGGCTGCTCGGTGGTGGGGGACCCGTCGGTGAACGCCGAACCCTCACCCTTCCAGTACGCCGTCACGCCGGCCGAGGAGATCCCGTTCCACTTGTTGCTCGTGCCGGTCTCCACGCGGGCCACCTGCCGGAACGGGTTCGTGGAACCCGAGGACGACATGATGATGGACGGGTCCAGCAGGAACGGGATCGCGTACCCGCCGTTACCGGCCGTGGTGGACATGGCGGTACGAACGGCCTCGGACTCCTCCGAGGTCAGCAGCGCCTGGTAGTTCTCCGGGTACTGGATGATCTTCTCGAAGGCGCTCCGGTAGGCCGGGGAGCCGGTGAGCAGAGCCATCCGGGCAGCACCCGGGTGCAGGTCCACCATGTGCGCGGCCTGCTCGACGTGCTCCGAACGCATCCCGCGGTGGGCGGTCGCCTCGATGGCACGCTGGGCACGCTCCCGCACGTCGTAGCCCGACACCATCCCGGCGCGCACGGCGTCGAGGTTGGCGAACAGGTCGTCGCGCTGGACGTGGACGGCGGGCACGGCCACCTCACGGTTCGCGGGCGAGGCGAAGTGCGCGGAACGCACGGCCTCCACCTTCACGGCCTTGATCTCGACCGCGATATCGTCAACTCGCTTGTGGATGTCGGCGCGGTGCGTGTCACCTCGCGTCTCTGATTGCTGGATGTCACGGCGCAGGCCATCGACAGTCGCCTCCAACTTGCCGATCGCCCGGTAGATTTCGTCGTTGCTCGCTACCGCGCTCATGCCCAGTCCTTCGCCAATGCCATTTCGATCAGGGTAAACGCGCAGAGAAGCGCGGCGATGCAGAGCGTCATGGCTTCCAGCCGCAAAGTTCGGCGCCCTTGAGATTCAGCGCCAGCGCGGTCCGGGCCTCGGCCGGGGTCATGTCCTCGACCGGATTGCGGTTCGGGCTGTTGATGTCGCAGAACGTGCCGCCGCTGGTCTGGCAGGCCGTGAGCATCAGCAGGGCGAGGATCATCGCTTTCGCGACCATTTGGCCTGCTCCTTCAAAACTTCCTCGTCGGTCATGCCTGCGACAGCCTGGTCGATCTTGGCGGCCTCGTCGCGGGCGTCAAGCCGTTCCTTGGCCTGTTCGGCCGTTTCCA